AAGCATTGGTCTGATGAGGTGAAGAAAAAAATATCAGAACATCATGCAGATGTGAGTGGAGAAAATAATCCTATGTTTGGTGTTCACCTTCACGAAAAAGCACCCTGGTTTGGAAAGAAAGGCTATGATAATCCAAATTCCAAAGCCGTAAATCAATATACTAAAGATGGGAAATATGTAGCTACTTATGGCTCTGTAGCTCTAGCTGGAGAGGCTTTAGGAAAAGATCCTTCTTCTATCAGTAAATGTTGCAGACATGAACCAAAGTATAAAACAGCTTATAAATATAAATGGGAGTATGTAAATGAGGTCACAGATGAATCTTCAAAGTTTGATTGAGAAAATAATACCAACATTAAATTTTAAATTTCCTTATGACGCACAGACATACTCGGAACATCTTTATTATGAAAACTATCATTCTCATTCGTGTCTTTCTAACCCTAGAGTCGTTGATTCTCCAACTAATATGCAAAGTTATGTTGATAAAGTAAAAGAACTAGGATTAAAGAATATTTATAGTATGGAACACGGATGGCAATCCGACTTCTTTGCGAACTATGCTTTAGCTGAAGCAAATGGTCTCAATGTAATCGCCGGTGCTGAAGTGTACTGGGTTAAGGATCGTCACGAGAAAGATAGAAGTAACTGCCACATGATTATAGAAGCTCTGAATGATGAAGGTCGTAAGGAACTGAACTACATTCTTAGTATCGCTAATGAAGATGGTTTCTACGGTCAACCCAGAGTTGATATAGAGCTGGTTCTTTCTCTTACTCCGGAGAATTTTGTGATTACTTCCGCTTGTTTGGCAGCATGGAAGTACGAAGATGCTGATGAAATCTGGCTCAAGATAGCTAAACACTTCGGTAAACACTTCTTTTTCGAGATCCAGACACACAATACTGAAGCTCAGAAAGAGTTAAATCGGCATCTTTTAAATATTGCCGAACAAAATGGAATAGACATCATTTGTGGATTGGATTCTCACTACATAGATGCTTCTGTAGAAGATGTGATGCGTGATCAGATCCAGCAGTACAAGAAGTCTTCTAACTCTGAGGAAGATGGTTGGTATCTCGATTACCCTGACACGCCGACTATCATTAAGAGACTACAGGAACAAGGTGTTCTGAATGATGAACAGATAATGAGATCAATTATGAATAGTTGTATCTTTACATCTGAAGAGAATACTCCTATCGTAATCGACAAGAGCTTTAAGATTCCTACACTTTACCCTGAGTTATCTTACGAGGAAAGATGTGAGATATATAAGAAGCTTCTCAGCGAAGGCTACAAGAACGAACCTGAGAAGTCAAAGGAAAGAGCTGATGGAATCAGATACGAGGCTGCTCATGTAATGGAAAGTGGTGTAGCGGATTACTTCATAACTAACCATGCAATCATTAGAGAAGCAGTAGATAATCAAGGCGGTGTACTCACAACCACTTCCAGAGGCTCGGCAGCTTCGTTCTATACCAACAAATTACTTGGCCTGACAACCGTAGATAGATTCGATTGTGACATTCCAATTTACCCGGAGAGATTTCTTACAAAAGACCGTGTACTTGGCGCTCATTCACTTCCTGATATTGATTTCAATATCACAGCTCAGGAACCGTTTGTGAGGGCTTCACGTAAGCTGTTAGGAGAGCATAGCTGTTATCCTCTTATGGCGATAGAAGTTCTTAAAGAGAAGTCTGCATGGCAGTTGTACGCTTCAAATGCTGGTGTAGAACCGGCTGTGGCTAATCAGATCTCTAAATATCTGGATGATTACAACAAAGCTATGAAACATGCCGAAGATGATGAAAAGGATGCAATCCACTTAGAGGATTACATACCGGAGCCTTACTATGAGATTTATATGCAGAGTAAGGATTATCAATCAATCGTGATGAATATTAAGGTCCATGCTTGTGGGTTCGCTCTTTACAATGGCGATATTAGAAGAGAGATAGGTCTTACATCTGCGGTATCAGAATCATCTGGAAAGAGAACTCTCGTAGCTTGTATTCAAGGTGGTTATCTTGATATGTTTGGTTACGTTAAGAACGATTATCTGTTGGTTTCGTCCGTTGGACTCACAAATGAATTGTATAAGTCAATAGGTATGAAAGTTCCTACATTCAACGAACTTAGGAAGATGGTCACTGACGATGAGCCTACATGGAGAGTCTATGCCGAAGGAATAACTGTTGCAGTAAATCAGTGTGAACAAGCTGCAACAGTTCCAAAGGTAATGAAGTTCAAACCACACAGTATGTCTGAGCTGTCTCAGTTCATTGCTGCGATCCGACCTGGATTCGCTTCTTTGCTAAAAGTCTTCCTTAATAGAGAAGAATATTCTGTCGGAGAGGCCAATGTAGATGAACTATTAGCTGACACATCTCATTTCCTTCTCTATCAGGAATCGATTATGAAGATACTCGGTTTCTTAGGTCTGGAGATGGGAGAGACATACAATGTAATCAAATCAATCTCAAAGAAAAAGCTTAAAGGAGAGAAGAAAGCACATCTCCTTGAACAGCTTAGAGATGGTTGGATTAAGAAATTTGGGAACCTCGACAATTTTGATCGAGTGTGGCAGGTAATATCCGATTCGGCCGCTTATGGTTTCAATGCCCCTCATGCTTATAGTATGGCTGGAGATTCGGCTTATGCAGCGTGGTTTAAAGGGCATTACCCGGGGAAGTTCTATGAGGTTGCTATCCAGTTCTACCAGCGTAAAGAGGATAAGGATAAGATCAATGCTTTGTTAAAAGAAGCTTTGAAGTTCTATGGGTTTAGACTTGGTGAATACACTTTCGGTGACGATAATCGTAAGGTTACGGTTAACGAAATCACTAAGATTATTACGCCTAATTTGTCCTCAATAAAGGGCTTTGGTGAGCAAGTGGTAGAAAACCTGTACGAGCTTGGAAGGTGTCCGGAAAAGACCTTTTTGGAAGAAATTCCGGTCATTCTAGCCAACAAGATAAACCGTACACAGCTTGAAGGACTGGTTCGCATTAACTACTTTAGTAGATACGGAACCGTACCTAAACTTCTCAAGACATTGGAGTATTACGATATACTCAAAGGTGGTAGTGCTAAGTCTATGAGCAAGGACAAGGCTATCGAATCTGGCATACCAATCGAGTTGTTTGAGAAGTATGGAAATGAGACAGCTAAGCAATACAATAAACTCGACTCTATGAATCTCTTAACCGAACTGATAGATCAGATTCCTGACCGCAAAGAAACTCTTTCTGAAAAGCTTGCTAATGAATTAATGGTGATGGGTGTTTGCAGAACCGTCGATCCAGAAGCTGATAAGCATTGGTATGTAGTTTCTGATATAGAAAAGAAGAAATCTCTTGTAAATATTTCTCTGTATGAGATTTACACCGGAGAGACACGTAAAGTTAAGATGTGGATGAGACAGTTTTTTGATGAGCGTCAAGATTTGGATATTTGTCAGTTAGGCGATATTCTTTATCTGACGAAAGATAGTTGTGATAAGAAGAATCAGACCGAGAGAACAGACCAGATCGATGAAAAGACCGGTAAGCCAGTATATGTTCCGATTCCAGATAAGTATGAATTCTGGTTAAAGTCGGTAAGAAAAGTAAATGTTGCGAGTTAAGAAAAGATCCTATGCCCTAATGTAGGATCTTTTTGTTTGACCTTGTATATAATCTTTCCTATAATCAAACAAGGTACTACCAAAAACGGTAGGCGGTTAGTCCCTCTCCAGAGGACTGTGACCTCTGTTTATCATAAAAATCTCTTTTTGAGAAATCTGACAAAATGGAGGAACTTGAATATGCTCACCATTAGTGACCTAATTGCAGTGCTTGCACTGTGTATGACTTCTTATAGTCTTGGTTACATGCATGGCAAGCATGATTCCAAGACACAAAAATAACCGCCTAACGTCCTGAGAAAACTTAGTGCGGTTATTTTTATAACTTAACTATAATCTGGGACTAACCGTCTGCCGGTAGTACCTCTTCAATTAGTATTCTAACATCAGAGAAAATATCCGTCAATAATCCCTAAAGTTCAACAAGAAACAATGTGGCTCCTTAAAAAAGTAACACAATAAAAGGTCAGTCACGTAAATCTGACACCCTGATATCCTTCTAGATAATATGAAGTGACCTCACATTTGTAGCCACGTGGATTTACCTGTATACTGATGATTGACGAAATCAATGGTAACAGGGATTACCGCATACAAAAGGAGGTCACCTTATGAATAGAATAATCAAAATCGGTATGGATGTCCATAGCACAAACTACACTTTATGCGCAATGGAGCCAACAATCGGAGCTGAAGACCGGGTTTTCGGACAGATACAGATTGCTCCGGACTATATGTTTTATCGAATCTTTAAAGATGAAACTTGGTCTATGCGATGATTATTCTATTGAATGCGTTTACGAGGCAGGTTGCCTCGGGTATACCCTCTATCACCAGCTCACTGGAGCCGGAATCAAATGTGTCATACTTGCACCGACAACTATGCTTACCCAACAAGGACAACGGATAAAAACAGATAGACGCGACGCACGTCTGATTGCACAGTGCCTGTGCTACGGTGGATACCATCCGGTATATATACCAACTGGAGAAGATGACGCTGTTAAAGAGTATCTCCGGATGAGGGATGACCATAAGCTGGCTCTCAAGAAACTAAAACAGTAGATCAATGAATTTGTCCTTCGGCACGGACACCAGTATGCCGGAACCAAATGGACTATTAAGCATGTCACATGGCTAAACAAGCTGGAGCTCGACCCGATTTATAGGGAAACACTGAACGAGTATATGGCTTCCTATGAGGAACAGGAAACAAAGATCTCACGTTACGATAAGCGGATCGATGAGATTGCTGCTGAAACCCGTTATCAGGAAAATGCAAAAAAACCAGGATGTTTCTTGGGGATCCGTACGCATACGGCACTGTCCCTAATTGTAGAAACCGGAGATTTCAAACGTTTTTCTAAAGGGAATACCTACGCGGCATTCCTGGGACTGGCACCTGGCGAACATTCCAGTTCAGCAAAAGTGAATCGTCTTGGCCTTTCCAAAGCGGGGAATACTCATCTGCGCTGCCTGCTGATCGAAGCTGCAAAGGGAATCTGCAAAGGCGCTATTGGACATAAATCCAAAGAACTTCGTTCAAGGCAGAACGGACAAACAGCTGATGTCATTGCATACGCTGATAAAGCGAATACCCGACTCCGCAGCAAGTACTACAAGATGATTCGACATGAAAAGAAGAAAAATGTAGCAGTCGCTGCTGTAGCAAGGGAACTTGCCTGCTTTATCTGGGGCATGATGACCGGAAATATCAGTATCACCTCTGCAGGAGCTACATCAACTCCGGCTACCAGTCAAGGGTAAAATGAACCACTGGCGCGCCCCTTGACTAGCATCCGTCACTGATGTATTGGTCACCTAAGCAGCAAGCGGCATAAAACTGCAGCTTGCTGCCAAACAATAACAATTTAATATCTATCAGTATCTGTAAGGAGCTGTGATCACTGTAAGGTTCGAGCTATCTGCGTTTAGTCTATGTTGGTGCTTCGGTGATCCACGCTTCTAGATCGCAGAGCTCTCGGCGGAACCATTAGCCTGTCGGTAACCAATCCACGAATAACAGAGTGGCCACATGCCGGAAACTGTTAAATCAGGGCTCCTTACAAATACTGATAGATCAAACAAATGCGACTGTTGAGAAAATAACTTTGGTCGGGCAAGTCCGACCAAAGAAAGCTTGTTGGGTGCTTAATTTACATCTTGACAAAGGTCACTTCATAACAGACTAATATTACTATAACATCAATCCAAGAGGATACAAGTGATTTTCTATACAAAAATTTCATTAAACTCAGATATTTGCTTATATTTTATATTTTTTATGACGATTTTTTTATGATGTCTATATTGTAGA